GTATATTTCGTTCCTGCGCGGTCGTCACGGTTTCGATTTCAGTGTACAGAAAGACGGTCGCTCGGTCGTATCGTACACACTGATTTCTGAGCCGTCTAATGCTGCTTCGGTCCGTAAGCTTGGTGACGCAAAAGCGGCCAAGGTTGCAAAAGATGCTAACAAGGTTTTCACTAAGGCAGCTAAAGCCACTAAGCCGAAGGCGTCCAAGCCCGTCAAGGTTCGTCAGTCTAAGCAGACTGCATCCGCGCCTGTGAAGAAGGCGGCTCGTAATGTTCTCAAGGAAAAGGCTGACCGCGAGGCTGATGCTTTGCTGGCTGAAATCGGTATGAAGAATGCTGGTGAGTATGCTGGCGGTACCTACTCTGTTGATCCTGAGTGGGACAGCATGGACGGTATCGATGTTGCTAACTTCTTGAAGTGAGGCCAAAAATGGATAAACGTGGTCTATTCGCAGGGCTTCTAGCCCTGCCATTTCTTGCTGGTGCTACTCAAGCCCAATCTAAGCGCAACTCTGCTAGTTGGCGAGTGCCTGCTGGTATCAAAAAGATCCGTGTTCGTTCGTGGAAAGCGGACGGCAGCAAAGATTTGGATCGTACATTGAATGTTGAACCAGGCGACTTCTTTCGCCTTGATGCAATTGAGGATTAAATAATGAAGCGTATTCTATCTGCTCTTGGTATTGTTGGTATTGCTCTCGGTCTTGGTGCTTGTACGGATGCTGAAATTGCATCTCAGAATTTGTCCAAGGCCGCAGATATGTTTGAGATCCAGCGCCGTATTGTGTTCTATAACGGTATTACGGATTCGTATATGCTGACGATTGAGGGTAATTGTTCTATCAATAAGGACAATCAGGACAACCAGCTTGAGGTTACCTGTAAGACTGGCAATGCTCAGTATAAAAAGCATTTTCTTGGTATCTCGGACAATGTGACATATTTTGTGGAACAGATTGAAGGCGCTCAAGTTGGCGCATATCAGTATCGTGTTGTGTTCAAGCCTTCTGTAATTGTGCCTGATGTGGAGGTAAAGTAGTGGCATGGAAGTTTGAGTTTGAACAACCGCCTGGCGCTCGGATTTTATCTGGGCGCTTCTTTGGCGTTTGTCATTGGAATCCTAGCAATCGTGATATGGATCTGTGGTGGGGCGAAGCAGAACGCCGTTGGGCTCCATTCGATCAACTCCATAATATGGATGTTTGCTGCACCCATGCTCCTGTGCGGTCATTCAAAGCCTTCAAGCGGCATCTTCGGAAGCATCCTGAATTGAAGCAGGTTGAAGAGGTTGTTCTTGTGTCCAAGTTTGTAGGTTATAACATTACAGCAAGGTGGGTAGAATAATGAATATTTTTGCAATTGAGAGAGATCCATACGACTGTGCCAAGTCTATGGTCGACAAGCATGTGGTAAAGATGATTTTGGAGACCGCACAGCTTCTATCGACCGCGCATAGGGTACTTGATGCCGAACATTTTTATTTCGACAAATCTAAGAATGGTCGTAACATCAAGCGTTGGCGTTTGTCTGATGATCGTGAACAGCATTTGTATTCGGCCACTCACATAAATCATCCGTCTGCTGTGTGGTGTCGCGCAACAAACAACAACTACAACTGGCTTTATTGTCACTTTGTTGGTCTGCTACATGAATATACATATCGGTATGGCAAGATTCATAAGTGTCAATCAATGATAGAATGGCTAAAGAATCCGCCATTCAATATTCATGTTGGCTATCTAACACCTGTGACGCCAGCGATGCCTGACGAGTATAAAGTACCGAATGATAGTGTCGCATCTTATCGCAACTACTATCGTGGCGCAAAGCAGCGTATGCATAAGTGGACAAAGCGTGAAGTACCGGAGTGGATCAACGAGAAAGGATACTAAATAACATTATGCCAGTATATTCATTTAATGATACTGAGACAGATGAAGAGTTTGAACTTCAAATGTCTTATGATGAACTCAAACAGTTCCTTGTGGACAATCCCAAGGTCAACCAAACATTTCGTATGAACTTGGTTGATCCTGTTGGTATTGGTGTCACAAAACCTCCATCAGATTTCCAAAAGTATGTCCTTGGCCGTGTGAAAGAAGCAACACCTGGTGCCAAGAAAGATGTCCTTGAAAAGAGATGGCATATACCCAAGGAAGTATGAGAAGAAAAAAGAAGTCACGATTTCCAGAAGAGGGCGGTCACGCAGGTGATTCGCTCTCTTTTGCTTTTAAAGGAGTAAACATGTCTAAAAAGCCAAAGAATAAAGCACAAGCGCAAGCAAACGAAAAGAAGGCTACACATTTCGAACTAAGACATATTAAACCACTCACACCTAATCAGGAGAAAGTCTTCGCATCATATCAACTAGGATATCATCTAATGCTTCACGGTTTTGCTGGTACAGGCAAAACATTCTGCGCTCTTTATTTGGCACTCAATGAGATATTGACAAAAGACTCGATTTATAATAAGATAGTGATCATTCGTTCAGTTGTTCCTTCAAGAGACATGGGATTTCTACCAGGCTCTATGAAAGAAAAGATTCAGGTATACGAAGAACCATACCGCGAGATTTGCGACAGTCTATTCGGACGTGGTGACGGATACGATATACTCAAGATGAAGGGTATCGTTCAGTTCACGACAACATCATACCTGCGCGGCCTGACATTCAATAACGCAATCGTAATATTGGATGAAAGCCAGAACCTGTCATTCCAAGAATGTGATACAGTGATGACACGTATGGGCGATGAGAGTAGATTGATCGTGTGTGGCGATTTCAGGCAGACAGACTTGAACAAGCCACATGAGAAAGAGGGTGTAACGCAGTTGATGCGTATCACCAACAGAATAAATACATTTCAACATGTAGAGTTTGCCAAAGAAGACATTGTACGTTCTGGTTTGGTGAAGTCATACATAATACAGAAACATGAGTTAGGATTATAATATGCCAAGATTAGTTCTCATCACAGGTGGATTTGACCCAGTACATTCTGGGCACATAGAATATATCAATGCGGCCAAGAAGCTTGGCGATTATCTATTTGTAGGTTTGAACAGCGATGATTGGCTTACTCGCAAAAAGGGTAAGCCTTTCATGCCTTGGATTGAAAGGCATATTATCATATCCAATTTAAGGAGCGTAGATGAGTGCTTTGCGTTTGATGATAGCGATGGTTCAGCGTGTGATGCGATTCGTAAAATCAGAGAAGAGAATCCAGACCACACGATTGTCTTTGCGAACGGAGGCGACCGAACTAAAGAGAATATCCCAGAAATGGAATGCGGAGTGACAGACATTGAGTTTGTCTTTGGTGTCGGCGGTGAAGATAAGAAGAATAGTTCCAGTTGGATTCTAAAGAAGTGGAATGAGTCTTGAAGAAATTTAATTTTGTTTCTGGCCTTCCAGAACTGAAACAGTTACAGACAGATGAAAGCACAGGCGTTAGATACTATCTCACGCCGACTGGTGCCAAGTTGCCATCTGTCACAACTGTTCTCGGGCATTTCAAGAAGAAGGCTATGATCGAATGGCGCAATCGTGTTGGTCATGAAGAGGCCAACAAGATATCCACGCGCGCGTCCATACGCGGGACAAAGTTTCACAATATGATGGAATCTTATCTGCGAAATGAAGATGGATATCTTGATGGTGTTATGCCAGATATGAAACAATCTTTTCGTGACATGCAAGAAACACTTGACTTGATCGACAACATACACTATATTGAGAGTCCGCTGTTCAGTGAGAAGCTTGGTGTTGCAGGAAGAACTGACGTTATTGCCGAGTTTGGCGGTGTTCTTTCCATCATTGACTTCAAGACTTCTACGAAGCAAAAGAAGGAACAATGGATCGATAACTACTTCGAACAAGGAACCGCTTATGCTCTTATGTATGAAGAACTCGTTGGTAATCCTATTGATCAGATTGTTATCCTTATTGCGACAGATGATAGCGATAGACCTCAAGTGTTCATTCGAGATAAAAATCAATACATTCAAAACTTGCTAGAAAAAATCCATCTCTACAAACAGGAAATGAAGCTATGTACCTAGAAACTTGGATGATCGTAACACTTATTCTGGCATTTGGCGCTTGTGCATTCATTAGTCGTAACCAAGGTTTCTTGCGAGGAGCTTCTGTTACTTTGCAGGCCCTAGAAGAACAGCGTTTCATCAAGATTGATGATGAAGGCAATATCAAGCGTTGGACTCCGTACGGTGAAATGCCGACGAAGAGAAAGTCTAAGAAGAAGATTGACATTTAAGTATCCTTGTGATACTATATACAGTATTATCGTTGAAGGAAGTTGAAAGACAGATCGGACGCGGGGGCAGTACCCGCCGCCTCCACCACGAACACACCGATGCGCTGAAGAAGCGTAGCAGACCACCAGGCGGGTCACAGGACTTGGGTCGGTGTGTTCTTGATGGGGGCGAACAAGGATCGACGGATGTGTAATAGATGACTGGAGATAATCGTAGGCGACTACGTACAAGCGCAAAACTCTAAATGCAGCGAATGACAACATTCCTCATAAGGCTTACGCCCTAGCGGCATAAGTGCTTTGGGTATGGTTCCACCTAGAAA